CGGAAACTCCTGATGCATTTGATTTTCGGGTTTTTGTTCCCTTCACAGGTGAATACGAAATACCGTGTTTTTCATCAAATTGTGAAACGACTTGATGAAGGGCAACCATGAATTTGTGTGCTTCAATACTCCGTGCCGTTGATTCGTCCTGTGTGAGTGCGGTTGCATTGTGAAGGCTTCTTTTAGCCTCGTCACGGGCTTTTGTGGCGGCGATATACTCAATTGCGCTTCCTTTCATCGCAACGGTTAAAGCCGATTCGGCAACCTTTAAAGCGTCTTCAAGAGGGGTTACATCTTGAGGGATCATTTCGTCCATGAATGTATCAAAACGATCATTCAAGTTCTCAACATTCTCTCCAATTTGCTCTTCAATTTGAGCCTCGATTTCTATTTCAGACATTTTGTTCTCTCCTTTCTAATCCCTTTCGGGATATAACATAATTGGGTAGTGGAGTATATAAACCCTCGCCTCTCGATTCGGGCGGCGGGACGGTCTGCGATTCGTGAATAGAGCCTGCCATAACGTCCGATTCCACACCCGTATATCCCCGCTTATCGCCATCCAAGCCCATTCTGCGCCCATTTAGACTCACATCTGACCGCCGATTCGCCCCTCTTGTCCCATCATTCTCACAAAAATGTTACTTCTTAAATGTTACTAAACGTAACCTTTATCAACCAAGAGTTACTATTTGTAACTATGAAAGATGTTATCAGGCTGAGTAACCAGACGAAGGCAACCCTCAAGCCATTCTCTGAGAATCCCAATCATGCGGTATCGGTTATGATGAGCACGATAAAGGGGTTAGAGCGGGACATTCTGGGACAGAACCGTATTATCGAGGAACTTCAGAAGGCGTTACAATCTGTAACTATTAGTAACTGTAAGCCCCAACAGGAAGGATTCCATAAAGCATCAGAGCCGTATGTTACGAAAAGTAACGTTCCAATCAAAACCTTTGGGAAGATAAACCCTGAGGAACAGTTACAGGAACCCATAGGGAGGCAAGGGAGGGATGTCAAATGAGTGATTATCCATTTGAAATGACAGTACTTGATCTTATAGAAAAACTAACACGGCTGGCAGAAAAACATGGGAATATCTTTGTTGAAGCCTATGCAGAGGGTTGTTATTGTGGAGCGAATGTAACATACTGTCCGGAAGTTCCAGCAAAAATGAGAGGAAACTTTGAGATAGAACCAAGATACCCGGAAGTAATCCTTATTGGAGAAAAGGTGTATTAAAATGATGACGAGAATAGACTGCAAGCATTATATGTGGTTACACTGTCATAATCATGTACTTGTGGCATTATTCAATACCGGGTGCAACCCAAAGTGTGGGTATCGTGCAGGCGACGACGTTTCAGATTGCAGGTTTTTTGAAGAGGGGTCCCATTCCAGTCTTATCACGCAATCGAACGAGTGGGTGATTGAAGGATGACAGAAAAAGATTATATGTGGTTTAAAGTTGACTGCATGATAAGTGCCATAATCCTCCTGTTAATTGTCGGAGCGTTCATCTGCACGTTTCTGATAGTACAGATGTTAAAAGGATGTTATTGTTAGGTGATATATACTATATCATATAAATTCTTTGATTGGGAAGCACGTTTAAGCCGAAGAGACGATCTCTTCAAAGAGCACAGTTTTTTCAGATCGGGGTAGTTCAGGATTTCAACAAACTCTTTTGGGGTTTTTCCAAACCAGTATTCAAACTCAGGTATTCCAGAGAATGATAAGGTCCCTGTTACAGAACACCCTTTGTTGACAAGGGTTCTGAATCCTTCTTTTTCGGTTTTCGTCCAGTGTTCTCCAACGAAGACGTTGTTTGGATCAATCTCCATAATGGGGCGATACATCATGGGGAAGGCTTTGATGTCAACGTGGTGTGAAAGTTTTGCGTTCAGTTCGTCCATGAGACGGAAATGTTCACGAATCCTGTAATACAGGTCTTCGGGCGTATCGGTATAGTTCCAGAGCACATCCACAACGAACACACGATGTCCCTGCTCTGCCATTAAGGCAATGGCGTTCTGGAAGAATTTATCTTCAGCCATCCAGTCAAAGGCAAACCGGACCGGGCGCAAAGGAATATCTTTCAGAAGAAGAGCCTTTTCGGGTGTCATCAGTCTCGCATCGAGCGACTGGTTAAAATCAACCGAAGTGAACCCAAAATATTTCATCATCCCAATATCAACTTTTAAATCTTCAATGTCTTTTGCCAACCAGTTGTTATCGTAAAAGACCACGTGCTTACAGCCGGGGAAAATATCAGAAGACCAATCCCTGTTGTAAAATTCTGGTTCTACATTCTTAACCATACAGAACCCGCATTTACGGATACAGCCACGAGAGGTATGGGCGATTGAATAGGTGGGGTTTTCTATAAGTGAGTAGTCGGGAGCACATTCCTCCACTTCGGGCATGAGCCCTTTAATGACCGTAACCCCAAGATTTTCAAAAGGTTTTGGGATCAGCGTTGCAGATACGCCTCCAACATAAACTTCAGGAACTCTTTGTTGTATCGCTCTAACCATTGATACTGCTCGTAATATATCAAAGGTGAAGGTAGTAGTAACATAGGCTCTGTCATACCCTCTTGGTGGCGGTGAATTAAATAAAGCAGTAGTGTCTCCAAGGCTCTTTCTCCACGATGATATTTTTAGCAGGGGGAGGGGATAAAACTTTGAATCTTTGGTGGTATCAATTAAAGCAACCCGCATCGTTTCATCACACCCCTTCCTAATATTGCTCCTGTTGTACCCGACTCACCGAAAGCAAGCCACAACTTCACGGCTTCAGCATCTTTCTTTGGGACTATGAGTTCAATCTTCACATCTTCCAGTTCATTCAAGGCATCAACCTGTTTATCCAGTTCACCGAACTTTTCAGACTTGAAGACTGCCTTTCCAAATCCTGTAGAATCCACGAGGTCCTCTTCATTATCCTGTAAAAACTCCATTTCGTCAATCAGTTTAACAAAGTCCCAACCAGCATACTCTCCCGTCTTATTATCAGCAATACGGTATCCCCGCTTCTGTGTTTCGGACAACCCTGTTATCTGCGTGATTTCAGGGACAGTATCATATTTCAGTTCTTTCAGGGCTTTCAGGGTAGTGTGTCCGTAAAGAAGAACAAAGTTCTCGTCCACTCCGATAGAGGCTTTCACATAACCATATTTCTTTATAGATTCTTTCACATGAGGAACGGCTTTATCAGAGAATCTGGGATTGTTCTCATAAGGGATTGGGTTATTAATAGGGACATCAACAAGGCTCTTTCTCTGCATAAAGGTTAATATACCACTACGGATATAAAGATTCTCATGGGTTTACCAGAAGGACAAGCACCATTCAATGTTCTTACTGATGGTGAAAGGGCAGAAGGCGGAAAATCATTATCCCCATTAAAGGTACTTGCCAACTCTATGCGTAGAAGAAAATACTGTTCGGTACAGTGTTCCTTTGCAGATATGTGTCCGGTCCTTCCCCTATCAATGTCAAAGGAAGAGATGTTGCCAAATGGGAAGCAACCCTGCAAAATGAAGTCTGCCCCACAATCTATGCAACGAAGAATCCAGAATATGTTTTTGAATGGAGAAGAAGGTCTATTACTTGAAATCAAACAGTCTCTTTTCGTAGTGAGTACGCATTTGGGAGATGACAATAAAGAGAGGATGCAGTATGCAGATTCTCTTATGAAGTTACACAAATCCATCTATGGTGAGAAGTCTCAACTGACGTCCTCTCCTGAACCATTGGAAATAACCGTTCGGCAATTAAATGTCAGATCTGGTGACGCACAGGAAATAAAGATAGGAAAGAAACCCCAAGAGATACGACAAGCAAACGCTGCCGCTATTCTTTCAAGGAACGATCCTCCTCAGGAACCAATAGACCTTGACCCGGAATCTTTACTCACAAGCCCGATACTTGAAACAATCATCCATAGGAAGAAGGACGACGATGAAACTAGAGTTTGAACTGCACTCAAAGCAGATGGAGATTTTTCAAGCCTTTCTTGCAGGGGCTCGGTTCATGGTTATTGCCTGTGGTCGTAGGTTTGGAAAGACCATGCTCTGTGCGTTCATTGTTATCTGGTCAGCGTTGCAGAACAAAAGCTGGAATATCTGGATTGTTGCTCCAACATTTCCTCAGACCGACATCCTATGGGAAATGGTTATCCAGTATATGCCAAAGGAATATATCAAGCAGATTTACGAAGGAAGGAAATTAATTGAACTCAAAAATGGATCAAGAATATGGGCAAAGTCAGCAGACAACCCTCAGGCATTGGTTGGGAGGGGGCTCGATCTCATCGTGTTCGATGAAGCAAGCATGGTTCCCGTTGATGCGTGGAACTACATGCGACCTGCACTCGGTGATAGGAAGGGGAGAGCCATATTCCCCACAACTCCAAAAGGTAAGAACTGGTTTTATGACATCTATATGAAAGATCCAAAGAATGGGGGATGCGATTGTGAGTACCATTCCTACCATTATCCTTCTATGGACAACGAGTTTATTGATCCGCAAGAGTTTGTGGATATGTCAAAAGATCTTCCTGAACTTATGTATCGACAGGAGATCCTTGCAGACTTCATAGAGAGCGGTGGTGAAGTATTCAGAAACTTAAACAAGGTTCTTGCAGATTGTTTACAACCTCCGTTACCCGACCACAATTATATTGGTGGAATAGACTTGGGCAAGTATCAGGACTTTACGGTAATTGAAATTGGAGATTTGGATACAAACAATATTGTATTCCACGAGAGGTTCAACAAGCTCGATTGGGATTACCAGAAGGTAAGGATACAGCAAATCCTTAAAAGTTATAACGATGCTCTTGCTTTCGTGGATTCAACGGGTGTTGGCGATCCGATAGTTGAAGATTTGCAGAGACAGGGTTGTAACATAAAAGCGTTCAAGTTCACACTTACTTCAAAGAAACAGGTCATCGAAAATCTAATGAAGATGATAGATGAACAAATCATAAGAATACCCAACCTTCCTGAAATACGCCACGAGTTTTCAATATTTGGATTCGAGCAGACGCAGTTTGGTAATATCAGGTACTCTGCACCAGATGGTCAACACGACGATATAGTAATCGCAACTGCCCTTTGTGCGTGGGGTATGGAGAAGAACATAGGAAGTTCTGTTGTTGGTGCATCCCCTATTGAAGAAACCACACAGAACTTTGATGAGCAGAGACAAAGGATTGTGCCACATATATCAGATGATAAAGATAACACTGAAGACAATGTTTGTAACTGGCACGAAGATGAGGATAGAGTAGTAGATTATGCAGAAGATTAATTAACTTGACGCCGAATACTCATTATGCGCTATGTGGCAAAAGATGAAAAAGAGTATCTTTCTATTGATGATATAATACAAAAGTCTTCACCATCAACGAGAACTTTCAGCACAACATTTGACAGGGCGAACCAACCCATCTCTGGTATTCTCGATAATGTTGAAAGCCCTCACGATACAAAGATGATTGAGAACGAATCTGAAATCCTATCTCTTTTAATGAAAGCCTCTGGTCAGAGCCAGCAGGTTGTACCGTCATTCTATGAAGGCGGGGATGACGTATATATCGAAAATAAGAAAGTCGTTGATGTAACCGTAACCGATTCTGACAGGAGAGCAATCCATACAATATCGAATTTTTACAATACTCTTGGGATATACAGAGACGACTTCGATAAGAACAATAACGACAAACTTGCACGAAACTCATATTACGCTATCTGTGAAAAAGCGATGATGGACTACATGCGCTCCGTCCAGTGGTCTGTTAAAGATTCAAGGAATGGGGATACCATAGAACAAGCAACCGATTTCTTTGATAATCCAAACCCTCAGGATTCTATGGGGGATATTATGTCTATGCTCATACGTGATGTTACCCGGTATGATGCAGGAGTTATTGTAAAATCTTTTAATAAGGGAGGGTTCGTTACAGAAATAAAACCCTATCTTGCAACCGAGTTCTGGAGAGAGCAGGACAGGGTTCCGTTCATTATCAATGTACCTATAATGAACACCGTTGATTTAACGGGCGGTGCATATGCAAGCCACCAGCAACCAACCTATCAGGGATGGTGGTCACATGGGTACACAGAACGGTTTTGGCAACGCTCACGCACAGGGGTTTATATCCCGTTCCAACCAGAAGAAGTTGCATACTTTATGATGTATCCTAGAACGGATGGTATCTATGGCACAGACTTTATCAAATTCCTCAAGTACCAAATCCAATATCTCATTGACAGCACAAAAGCTGCTGGAAAGACGTTTGAGAATGGGGTGGTGCCGTCAATTGTATGGGAACACCCCGAAGTACGCACGATACCACAACTCAAGCAAAGGATTGCTGAACTCAAATATAATAATCAAGGATGGCAAAGATTCGGTAGCGTCATCCACACGGTCAATGGGGAGAAAGTATCCTCTGTGGCACAATCACTCCACGACATGCAATGGCTTGAAGGACAGAAGTTCGTTGCTCAGCTCGTATGGGCAACATGGGGATTTAGTTCAGAAGAGTTCATGGGCGGTGGGGAGAACCGTGCGACGGCGTATGTCAAGAGAAACATCACAAAGTCCCGTCTATTATATCCATTAATGACTTTCCTCGAACAGAGGATGAACAGGGAAATCCTACCATACCTGAAAGGATACAGGAAGTTCTGGAAGTTCTCATTCACTAGAGACATAGAACTTGATGATGAGAATAAGGTAGCAACCACAAACTCCATAAAAGCATCCACCTTCCTGCAATACTACCAAAGCGGGTTCCCGATTGAAGCAAGTATGGAACTTGCAGGTCTTGACAAGAACCAGTATAAGTTCAATATTGGAACGCTTGAAGCCGAGATCATGCAGAACCAGATGATGATGCTTGGTCAACAACCCGGAGAACAGGGCGGTGGCGGAGAAGATGTTGGTGGAATGGAGAATCTTGAGCAGGGAAGATATGGTGCTGCCTCTGAAATGTACTTAGGCAACGAACAGGGAAGTTCAAAAGGTACTGGCGGACCTGAAAATACCCCAAGAGATCCTTCAGTAGATGAGGAACAATATAAGAAAGCCGACTTTACTGAACGTGAAGCGTCAGCAGAGAGTAATAGAAATGCTGGAAAGAAGTTACAGGAAGAAAATGACGCATCCAATAAATCCGCTTTTGATGCAGTTAAGACCGTTGCTCAACTTGCCCCTCTCGTATTAGCAAAGAAGAAGAAGTCTGAAATAAACACTGTTGCAAAGAGCACAACAATTAATCCGCTTCTTGCCGGTCTTGGTCTTGGGGCTCTTGTAGTTAGGGATCAATACCACCAACAAAAAATAAAGCAGAAGAACCGTGAGGCGAATATCAGGACGGAACCCGTATCAACAAAACATCCTGCTGATAAGAACACCGCTCAAACGACACGGCATGTAAATAAGAAAATACGATTCAAAGATGGCGGTGGGGCAGAAGAAGTTGATATTCCAAGGAAACCACAAACCCCAAATATACCGTCAAGTAATGAAGGAACCGGTGGAACAAGAGCAACAGGAATTTCAAATCCCGAACCCGGTAGCAGGACTTCAAAATGGAATCCAAAGTTTCCTACAACAAAATCTCTTATTATTGATGAACCCGATGAAAGAGAGGATATGAATTATAACCCATATTGGCTCGCAGAAGGTATCAGAGTTGAGATGGAACACACAAACGATCCTGAAATAGCAAAGGAAATTGCAAAGGATCACCTTGACGAGTTTATGGATTATTATTCTTCTCTGAGGAAAATGGAAAACGCACTACGAAGTGGAAACAAACCGTATCAGAAAGTGGAAATGTATAAGGCAGGTGATATGGTAAAGGCAAAAGTGTATATCACTCACCCAAGCGAAGCACCAAAGGGAAGATCTGTTCGTAGAGGTAACAAAGGTGGTTACTACTACATAACAAACCAGCGTGATCGTGGTGGATCGGCAGCTACGGGGGCTGGAGAACACGCAACAAAGAAGAAGAGTAGTGGTCAGAAAGGGTGGGGAACTGGTGGTGGAGAAGCACCATCTGAAGGCGTTTCCGCAGAACCTCCTATGGCTCCAGACATTGAAGGAGCCGAAATGCAGGTAAAAATATCTGGTAACGGAATTGGAATTGTTGTGGGTATTATATCTGGAAGGCTCGTTGCCTCAAAACTTAACACACCTCAGACCGCTCAGTTTATTAAAATCGTTGAGAAGAAATCTGGTGAAAAAGCAAGTGCTGAAGACATTATTGAACTTATGGTAATGACTGCGGAAGAGATGGGTTTGGAGGTAACATGAGTCTTCTTTATGTGGATGATGTTGGTGCATCTATTATCATTGATCTGAAGGTTACTAATATTCCCGGACCCACCGCAGTTGCAGTAATTGTTGAAAATCCTGCCGGAGTAACGTCATCTTGGGTACTTGAATCTGGGGAACTTAACAAAACCTCAGGAATTATAACGCACCTATCGAAAGCAGGAGAACTTTCTATTGAGGGGGAGTATAAGGTACAAATCTTTAAAACAGACACAAACCTTAATATCCATTCGACCATTGATTATTTCAAAGTACATAGAAGACTAATTTATGTGTGAGCGCATAACATGATGAACGTAGAAGAAAAACCACAAGTTACCATTCGTGCAGTAAAATATTGTGCTGATGGCAGAGTCATTGACTACGGTGTTGTCACCGGTGGCTCGGTAGTTGATCGCATTAAGAATAAAATAGTCGCCATAACTGGCAGGAGAGAGTAACATGGTAGGCACAAAACTAACAACGGCGGGGATCACACAAATGGCAACCGATCTCTATGCAGCAGGAGCAGGAAAGTGGAAGTATGTTGGTTGGGGAACGGGTACAACCGACCCGGTGATTGGTAATGTAGGACTCGAAACCCCGGCTGCGGAAACTCGTGCAACCGCAACTATCACCAACCCATCTACCGCTTTATGTCGTGCAGTTGGTTCTCTGACCTGTAACGCAACTGGAAAAACAATCTCCGAAGCCGGGTTGTTTGAATCTGTATCATCTGGAATCTTACAAATTCGTGGCACATTCACTGGGATTCCTGTCGTACAGAACGATATAATACAGTTCACATTTGACCTGACCTATACAACCTCATAACCATCTTTTTCACAGGAGATGGAATGAACTCATTAACTTCAACGGCGTTCTTAGGAAAAACACCCCTTCTCGATTCGGTTGTTGCTACTGTAAGTGAATCTATAATTGATGAAAAACCCATAGACAAGTTCTCTCTCGTTGCAGAAACCCACAACGAATTTTTAATCGAACAGTCGTTCCCTTGGACATTCTCAAAAGATATGGATGTTCGGGTATATGGAAATGTTAAAAAATCCGTGAAAGTTTCCGTCACTGTTAAAAGGATAAAATACGATCCGAAAAGTAATCGTATCGGATTCTGGATGACTGCCACTCGTGATGGAAGAAGCGTTATGACACACTCCCCAACGTGGTTCAGTGGATGCCCATTACATTCCCATGTTTCAGAGGAGGTAGTAAAAGAGACCGCAGACAGCAGGGAGATACAGAAAATTATAAAGGAAGACCCTCTTGGCGCAATAACGGAAAACCTGCTTCTCAATGCAAGCAGGCTACCATTTGGAAATCCCATTGGAGACGATTCAACTTGGATCTGGGCATATGAATGTGGGTTCCCTTACCGGTATGTAGCGGGGAACGGGGAATCGTTCTCCAATTTGGTTACAGGTGTTGGCAACACCACAGATTTTGATAATTGTTATACAGCCATTTCCGCTTGGGCTCCTGTTATCAATGGTAATTATACAGAGATTGATCGTGGATGTATGATGTTTCATACCTACGAGATAACAGATAATTTTTACATATTTAATGCTTATATCGGAGTCTATCCCAACAATATTGATGATAGTGTTGGTAACATAGACATTGGGTTGTTTAGCTACAATCCCACAGATACTGCTACTATCAGTGATAGCGACTATCAGGCATATGAGACAAATGGTTTCTATAATAATGGTTGGGTTGATGAGTGGACTTTTGATGAAAGTCCCCACTGGGAACAATTTGGCTATCAAGGTAGGGATTACCTCAATGCAAACAGAAACGGGAACACTTATTTAATGAACAGGACAAGACACGATTACGATAATGACTCCACCGGGCTTACTTGGGGAAGCGATAAGAGGTCTTGCGTCTCTTGGGATGCGACCAATGACGTTCCTTTTCTAATTCTTGATTACACTGTTGCAAAACCAGTCTTGTCAGTGAATCGAAGTGGAGCAAATCTAAAAATTGGGTGGACTGTTCCGGGGGGATCTCGTCCATGAAGGAGGATAACAATGGCAGATGAAATGTCGGAAAAACCCGTTGAGTGGGGTAAGAAGACAGACGGTGTAAAGGTTCGTGACGTTGAACCGGAGAACTGGATATGGGAAGTTCATTACACTGATGGCACCATTATCAAACAGTTCGATGATAAGTTTGAATACCACGAGTTCGGAGAGATCGACACATCAAAACTTGATTATCTCCTGTTACGCCCATTCGATAGGTGTAACATTCCCGGACTCATTGACAGGTCAAACCCCGGAATAAGGATAGAACTATTGGGATATTCTGCGGTGCAATCATATTTCGATATGGTTCTTGAAAATGGGGAAAAAGCAAGGGTGTGTTGTCTTGAGTTGACTTCGATAGCTTCAAAGATTGTTATTGCAGTACTCCCCGATAACACTATTATAATTACCGACGATGTAAAAAAATTGGTGATGAGATGACAGTTTATACTTTAGACAACGTATTAGCAGCTCAAAAATATAATGCAACGTGGATGAAAACAGGAACGAGAACGACGGTTGGAGTTACCCCGTTCACAACCGCTGGTGTTGCAGGAAATCCTGCTGGAACCCTGAGTGCAGGAAATACTGCAAACGGTGTCGTTCCGACCGATGATGGAACAGAGGGACCGGCTTTACCATCTTTCAGCAGCTCTGCATATCTCTCAAAGGTTATCTACGGGTCAACCGTTGCCTGTACCATGAGGTTGTATGACCGACTTTGGGCGGCAGGGGCTTACACTTATAGCACTGATACAACCCTCTCAAGTGTTCCGTCATACTCAGGAAGGATACCGACTGGTGGATACTATGGTCTCGAACTTTGGGTAGAAGCCGTTACAGCAATGACAGGTGCTCTCGGAGTTCAGGTAAACTACCTTGACCAAGATGGAAATAACGGAGATACGGGGGTTGTTGCGGCTGCATTACCATCAGGTGCAATCCTTGGAAGGATGGGCAGAATCCCTCTCGCCTCAGGGGATTCTGGTATTCAGGGATTCGGCATAACCACCTCAAATGGCAGGATACGTGGCTCAACTGCATCGGGTGGGACTTTCAACATCTCCGTAATGCGTCCCCTTTGGGCTGGTCGTGTAAATTTTGCTGGAGCCGGAGGTGTTGATGATCTACTCAAGACGGG